CGCCACCTGACGGCGCTTACCGGTGACGATTACCACCGGGTAATACTCCAGCGCCGCGCCGAATCGGCGGTCCTTGTTCGGCACTCGCTCAGACAAGTAGATGCGGCTTTTCATGCAATGCCTCCGCGATAGTGTGTGACGCGTATGGCGTCGCCTGGGCGGCCGTTGCCGCACGGGGGAAGCACTTCGACAGCACCGCCACGGGCGAGGAAGCTCTCCACGGACTCGTGCCGAACATTCCGCACAGCCTCAGCGCGTGCTGCGGCCATGTCCAGCAACCGATTGTGGGCAATGTCCAGTGCTTTTTTGCCTGCCGATCTGCTCACGTTGTTGTCTCCTTGGTGGTGCTCCAGTCGCCGCCCAAACACATGGCGCGCTCACTGGTGCGCCGACGTGTCAGCCCGCGCAAGCTCACCGTGATGCCAAGCACTCGGGCCTTGTCCCATCGCATGAGTTGCTGGCACCACGCCTCCGGCTGCGCGCCGGCGTTGAGCATGCGCACCAGCGTGCTGCTGCACGCTGCGCCCACGCCCACGTTGTCGGCCCAGCTGATGAGCGCACCGCCCTGGTACGGGGTCACGTCACGCGCAACGCAGCGCGACAGGCCGTAATCCCATACGCGGGCCAAGCGCGGCTCGTAGCGCGCTACGCACTCATCCCAGGTGAATCGCTGAACGCCGATGCGTGCGCCTTGCGTCTCGCCGACGCAATCGGTGGGGATGCCCACAGGGTCGGCATAGCCAACAGGAAACACGCCCTCGTAGTACACGCCCATGGGCACGGCCAAAGCCGCCGCCAGTGCGGTGCCACCAAGGATGACGCCACGGCTCATCGGCGCACCCCGGTGCGCAACTCAACAACGCGCAAACGGTCATCAACGTCTTTGATGTGCTGGTCGCGCTGCTGACTCGCCGTGCGGAGCTCACCGAACTTGCGCTCCACGTCGGCAAAGTCGCCGGCCGCTTCGCGGGCGGTGTACATGCCCCCAACCTGCACCTCGATCGATGTCAACCGTGGCCGAATGTCGGCGATGTCAACAGTCACCTGTGCCAGCGTTTGGATCGTCCAAATGATCCCGGCCACGATCAGGGCCAGCATCGCTGAATGCAGGTGGCGCTCGAAGGATCGGCGCCGATCTCGGTGGGTGTTTGGCGTTGTCATGCTCATGCTCATGCTCATGCTCATGCTCACTTGAGGGTGCACCGCCCCGTAACGCGGAGACTTCAGCGGCATCGGACGGGGTGGTACCGGATCAACCCACTCACCGGCCCTGCCCTGCCTTCATCCGCCCGCCCCGACGGGGCACGCCGGGGCGGTGCGGCCAGTGCGCCAGGCCGGCAATGCCGTCTGGCCGGTTGTTCCGCTGCCGGGGCGATGAAAGGACACCCCGGCGCGCCGACACCGCTGGCTGGTCGGAGGATCAGCCTGGCGGCTGCACCGTGGCGGTGCCGGGGGTGAGCTTTGCGGCGACCGTGGTGACGCCGCTGCCGGCGGCGGTCACAGCCGTTGCACAGCCGACAAGGTCGCCTTCGGCCGCGCCGGTCAAGATGAATTCATCGGCGGACACGTCCCAGATCAGCTTCGCGCCGGGCGTGATGTCCGCGGCGCTGGCGCAGGGCAGATTCCATACGCCCTCAATGGCCGCTTCGCCGGTGGCGCCGTTTTCCAGCGCTGTGAGGGAGACGCCGAGCAGCGAGCCGATAACAACGGCCTTCCCGCTGGCGGTGGTGGCGCCGGCGGTGAACGTGATGTGTTCACCCGGATAGACGTAGTTCTTTGCCATTTTCGTTACCTCGAAAGTGGCGCCGGCGGGGTGCGCCGGCGCCGGGTGGATTACTCGCCAGCGTTCTTGACAGCGCCACGCCAGCCGACCGCGCCGACGCCGTACTTGTGCACGACCTTCCAGCTCAGGCCATCGGTGCGGAAGTTGGTTTCCTGCTCCAGCGTCGGGGTCTGCACGCCGTTGAGGAATGCCACCTCGAACACCGGCTCGATGGCCGGGTCGGCGAACATGAACCACGGTTTGCCCGTGAGACGCGGGGTGTCGACGATGTCGCGCACCAGGCCACGGGAGATGTTCGGGCGGCGCTGATTCTTGGTCGCCTCGTCATCAAACTCGGCCTCGTTGACGCCCACCGCCAAGCCGCGCAGCGACTGCGGCCCGAGCCAGATCGCCGGCACGATGTCCAGGTAGTCGTTGCCGCCCGGATCCATCTGCGCACCCATCTGCTGCCGCGCTGCATCGAACAATGTGACGCTCGGTGCACCACCGCTGCTGGCGATGTTTCCGTGCGTGTTGTGGAACAGCGGTTGGCTATCGTTCATCGTCGGGCCGGCGCCGCTGTTCAGCGCGAACAGGGCGTAGACGTCCTTCTCGATGGTGCGACCCGCGGCCTGGCCGAGCGCCTGGGCGATCCGCGCGAACGCGCCCACGTCGTCGTTGACCAGCACTTCGGGCGTGATCTGGAGGATGCGACCCTTGCGGGCGCCCTTGATGCTTTCCTTCGCGCCATCGCCCAGCACGCCGTTTTCGTATTCGCCCGCCTCGTTGACAGGCTTGAGGTCGGAGAACGAGCTGAGGTGGTAGCGGTTGTGCGGGCGGTAGTCGGCCAGCGAGCCGACGGCACAGAAGCGCGTCCAGGTGAACGGGGTCAGGCGGTAGCCTGCGAGCACCATCTTGTGCAGGGTGTTTTCCAGCAGCACCGGGAAATCGCCGGTGGTCTGGATCGCCAGCGCCTTGCGGGCGATTTCCTCGCGATCCATGCTGCGGGTGTTGACGCCCGCGCGGACCAGCGAGCGCTCGGCCATCGCGATCAGGCTCGCGTTGGCAAACGGGTTGCCCTGGCGGGCGCGGCGATCTTCATCTCCGCTCAACATGCCGGCACGTGCCAGCAGCATCTGTGCGCCGGCCTCGCGGAGCTTGTCGGCCTCATCCGCACCGGTCTCGATGCGTGCTGCGGTGGTGGGATCGTTGAGCGGTGCGGCGGCACCGCCGATGCGGGCCAAGAGTTTGGCCTGCGCCTGTTCGAGCGTGATGTTCGGATCGGCGAGGCATTGCGCCTCCAGATCGCGGACACCGCCGCAATCCAGGAACTGCGCGAAAACGCCACGGATGGCGGTGTTGCGGGCGGTGATCCCAGCAATCGCATCAGCCGCCGGGGCGGCGGGTGCGGGGGCAGCGGCCACAGCGGCAACGGCGGGGGCCGGGGTGTCGGCGGGTGTGGTGGCAGCCGGCGCGGCCGGCGATGCGCCGCCCGCGTTGGCCATGATCAACTGGCACTGCTCAGACATGTGTGGATCCTCGATATGGGCCAGCACGGCCCGTTGATATGCCCCGGCAAGCGAGGCGAAGGCAGACGGTCGAACGGCCGCCTGGATGCGGTGGCGCAACGTCGCGGTGACGTTGGCGCTGGTGTTTGTGATGGCGTGGACGTAGGCCAGCAGCGCGGCGGCGGCGGCGGCGTCTTCGGCCGGGGTTTCCGGCTCGGCATCGGCAATGGAATCGATGAAGCCGAAGGCCAGCGCCTCGGCGGCGGTGAAGTAGTGATCCGCGCCATCGGTCAGCAGCGCATCGACTTCGGCAGGCTTGCCGGTGCGCGCGGTGTAGCTCTCACGCATGGCCTTGGCCCAGGTATCAAGCACATCGGCCTGGCGGCGCATGGCAGCGGCATTGCCCCACGCGCCAGATATCGGCGCGTGCACCATCAACATGGTGTTGGCGCACATCTCCACACGGTTGCCTGCCATCGCGATGAGGCTGGCGATGCTGGCGGCGATGCCATCCACGGTGATGTTGATCGTGGCACCGTGGCGCTTGAGCGCGTTGTAGATGGAGATGCCATCGGGCACCACGCCGCCATCGGAATTGATGCGCACGTTGATGGTGCTGGCGGTGGTTTCGGCGAGCTGCTCCACGATGTCGCGGGCTGCGATGCCGTCCCAGAAGTAGTCGCCGATGGGGCCGTAGATCAGCAGCTCAGCGGAGCCATCGGAGAGCGCGCGAAGGTTGAGGACAGACTTGCCCTTCGCATCCGGCATCAGGCGTTCGAGATCGTCGTGCGTGGCGAACGCGATGGCGCTGGCCATCACGGGGGTGAGGTGGGTCATTCTGTTGGCTCCCTGGCGTTATCGGTGGGATCGTCAAATTGCGAGACCCCGGCGCTGCTGACCTGTCGCGGGTCGCTGTCCAGCACGATGCCGAGGTCATTCGCCCACGCGCGCTCTTGCTGGATTTGCTCGAAGGTGTCGGCCATGCGGCCGCCGCGTTCGGCGATCACGCTGGTGGCGCTGCGGAAGCCGGAGCGCACCATCGTGCGCAACGCGGTGGCTTCCTTCATCGGATCAATCCACGGCATCGGCGGTGGCAGGTAGTCCGCACGCACGGCGCTGGCCGGGGTGACGCCGGGCGGCAGGATCAGTTCGCCGCTGGCAATGGCGATGCTGATGAAGCGCTCATAGATCGGCCGCAGGAACTGCGAGACGAACTCATGCGCCAGCACGCCATACGCGCCGTACTGCTCCACCAGCTCCTGCCGCTGCGCGCTGTACGTGCCGTTGTAGTTCTTCGCCAGCGTGGAGAACGAGATGCGCATCGGCGCGGCCACGGCGCGCAACTGCGCATTGCGGTACGGCTCCAGGTTCGGATTGGGCCGCTTGCTGTCGATGGTCTTGACGTCTTCGCCCTGCACCAGATCATCGAAGATCATTCCGGGCTGCATCCGCAGGCGGCGACCACTCGGCTTCTCGGCGTTTTCGCCGTAGCCGGCGGCATCGCCCTTGATGATCACGGCAGCGAAACTGGCCGCGATCTTGGCGGCGATGCGCTCGCTTTCCTCGTAATCCTTGAGGTCTTCCAGTCGCGTGAAGGTGCTGGCGAGGATGCTCACGCCGCGGACCTGCCCGATGCGATCGATGGTGCGGATGTGGCGGATCAGGTCGCCGGCGACGCGCTTGATCTCCGGCACGTAGACATCCGGATCGCCCGGGTGCTGTTTGTAGACGTGGTAGGCGATGGGCCGGCCCCAGGCGTTGCGCTCCACGCCCTGGAGGATGAGACGGGCCGGATCGTACAGATCCAGCGGCACCATGTCCGGCTCCAGCAGCTCCAGCGAAAAAGGCACCGCGCTGCCGTGCTCCAGATACGGCACCCAGCCGCGCAACTCCTGCGCCATCGCCTCGCCATCACGCAGCCAGGTGCGGGCGATCAGCCTCTGCACGCTGGCCAGATCGTGCATCCATGTGACTTCCGGGCGCTTGGACCACGCTTCGAGCAGCGGCATGATCTGATCGACCAGGCTCTCGACCACGTTGTCATCGGCATCGCGCGGGCTGGGCACGATGTTGATGCCGGTTGGGCCGATGATGTTCTGCACCACGCTGGACAGGCCGCCGCTCACGATGTCGTGATTGCGATCCAGATGCCGCGCGTGATCGCGCAGGCGGGTGCCCGTCATGCTGACGATGGCATTGCCGCTGCCCATGTCACGCTGCTGCGGGCGCAAGTGCGTGGCGGCGGCAGCTTCGTAGGCTTGTCGGTACGCCAGAGTTTGCATGCGCGACTTCGCCCGGCTGGCAGCCCAGCGGGGCGAGATGCGCTCGATGATGGATTCCATGTCGGCCATCAATCGCACACCCGGAAGCCGAAGCCGTGCGGGCGGGAGAAGTCGGCGACGGCGTAGTCGGCGCTGCCGCTGGCATTGCGCTGTTCGGCGGCCAGACGGCGCAGCCATTTATCCAGTTCGGAGCTGATCCAGGCCGCATCCGCGTTGGTGAGCAGGCGCTCGCCGTAGCGGAAGGTCTGCCCGAGCTGGACTACCGCGCGGTAGGCCTGTTTGAGCAGCTCGACTTGTTCGGTGGCGAAGGACATGGATCAGCATGATGCTGATCCGAGTGCGGGTGATCATGGGGAATCACCCGCACTTTCTCAGTCGTCTTCATCGTCCAGCAGGCGATACACCGTGCGGCGGTCCAGTCGATACTCGCGACAGATCGCCCGCATGGATTGCCCCGCACGCACGGCGGCGCGGATTTCTTCCACCGGATAGGTGACGCCACCTGGGATGTAGAGGTCTTGCGAGGGGTATTCGTCCACGAGGTACGCCACCACCGCATCGACGATGTGGCGGATGGCGTCGCTGTCGGTGCGCAGGCGGATGGCCGCGCCGATGGCAAGCTCTTCGGCCAGCGCTTCCACTCGCACGCACACCCTGGCGGTGTTGCGGCTCACAGGCGGCTGCTCCAGGTGGATGAGCCGTAGGTGTCGGGGGAGGGGGGTGGTGGTGGCTGCGGCGCGGATTCCCGGGGCGCAGGGGTGTCCAAGGTGATGGCAGGTTCAGGCGGCAATCCTGAAAACAGGTCACCCTCTGGCTGGACGGTGGCTTCGAGCGTGTCCCAGAAGCGACCTCGGCGCGGGTGCCAGAGATCCAGCCGCTCCTCCAGCCAGATGACGTAGGTGAGGCAGTCCTTGATTTCGTTGCGGGTGCGGATTTTGATCCAGCGGGTTTCCGTACCACCCTGCACGCGGCGGGCGGCGCGCTGTTCGGAGGCAAGCTGCCGGAACCATTCGTCGCTGTTTTCGGCGGACAGGTGGACATAGCCGGGGCCGGGCGTGGGGATTTCCAGCCGGGCCTGGAAGCGATCCTTCGCCAAGTTGGTGCCGACAGACCAGACGCGGGCGCCGTGTTTGGAAAGGCGCCCGTTCCAGCGGTATTCGACGGGGCCGTTTCCGTTGTCGATGGAACGCTCGCGGTGGCTGGCACCCTTGACGGCGTAGACGCCGAGCGATTTGAGTTTGTGGGCGAAGGCGTAGACGGCATCGGTGTGGTGGCCACCGGAGTCGATGGCCAGCGCC